CCCGCCAATACTGGCGAGACCTCCTCCAATTGCATCCCACATGTTATAGCTCCATTAGACTTGGCACACTGTAAAGTGGCATTGGTCTTGTTGTTTTATTATTGAAGAAACAATCAAGTTTGAATTGTGGTTCTGCTGGAGTTGCGATTGTTCTATCGATTGGTGGATTTTCAGCTATGAATGATTCATTTAATACTGGTAGTGCTGAGAAATCTTGGGCTAAATGCCAGATGTCTAGGCTTGTTGAGTGATTACTTCTAAATTGTCCAGTAATTGCTGATGGTTTATATTTGTATTCTGAATATCTTTCTGCATATCCGAATACGTCTGTGTCTGCTGATGTTCCTTGAGCATAGATTTCTCTATTTTCTATTGCTTGTTCTCCTAGGTGTGCAAATGCCGGCCAATATAGATCAAATCTTGTTTGTCTGGTCCACATTCTGTGAAGTCCTTGCTGATAGTTTAAATCTGCTCTTACAGATACTACACCTATTATATATTCATGCTCTACGAATGATTTTACGAAACCGTTTTGGTTTACGCTGAATGTTCCTACCGCTCCTAGTTTACCTAGTTCGTTTCCTGTTGAGGATTCTGATGTTTGAGCTACTGGAGTCATGTTTACGTCTACTGATGATCCTCCTAAATATTCTGGTCTTTGAAGTCTTGCGTCTGGTGATTCTACGTTGAAATGTGATTTTAAAATTTCGATATATCTTGTACCGGCTCTGGCATCTTTTTCTAAGAATCGTTGTGTTGAAAATGCTAATCTTAATGCATTTATTGTTGCTGCTGTTGCATCTGTTAAGTCTACTTTTAAACCGGCGTTATAATAAACACTCGAGTTTCCTGAAGCGTATCCTGATAGTCCTAATGTAGTTGCTCCTGTTCCTGATGTCCATGTCCTTTCTGTAGCGTCTGCGATTGTTCTTCCGGTCATTGGACCGTTTCCGATTACTGCTGCTTCTGTACCTAGAGGGATGGATACTGCTGCTCCCTTTTGTGCAAATGGTAGTGCACCTGTGAAATAATCTTTTCTTTTATTTCTATTTAAGAGTGCATAGTCTGTTAATAAATCTGGACCATCACCTTTGTTTACTGTTACTGAATCTTGTAAATTTTGATCTCTATACCATTCGTTATAAATTAAGTTATAAGCTCTTAGAGGTAGTGCATTTACGTCTGCTAGACCTGTTACTTTTGTAGGTAATCCGAAGTAATCGAATATTGATTCTTCTGTGAATGTTAATGCTGTTGTGTCTAAAGTTGGGATTAAATAATCTATTGAATCTGCTGGGTCAATTTGTTCTCCCATAAATTTTTGCCAGTTATCCCATACAAGTCTGCATGGTACTGAGAAGAAGTGTAAATCGAATTTTATATTGTCCATTATTGGAACGAGTGGTGTGTTGATACGTCCAAACATTGTAGCTTTTACGTCGAATGTATCTCCTGGTAGTGCTTCATCACAGAATACTGGATATAATTTTCCAGCATCTAAGGTTGTTTTATAACCTGATGATCTGTCGAATGTTGTTCTTTTTACGTTTGGATTTTCTACTTTTGAAAATTGTTCTTGATTTGAAATGGTACTTTGAAGGTTTTTGTTTTCGTACATATTTACTCCTAAATGTAGAAGGGGGCGAATGCCCCCAATTGTTACTGAATTATTTCTGAAACTGTAATTACTAGCTCTGGGCTATCGAAAATTTCGAATTTCATTTCTCTTGGATTGTATTCACCTAATTTGTATAGTTCAAAGTCCTCTGGATGTTTTGCTAATGCTGTTTCTTTGTCGTCTGCTACTTGTTTAAGTCCGTCGATTGCATCTCTTGTTGTTTGGAATGCCATCGGGTGGTTTGTTGTTTTACTTGCTTTGTCTAAAAGTGTGTAAAGGTTGATCATGTTTTTTTCCTTTGTTCTCGGACATAATTGTCTCGATTTTGTTTTACGATTTTTTTAAGAAGTTCATTTTCTTTAAAAGATCTATAATCTTTTTTATTAGATCTATAATCTTCTCTATATTCGGAAGAATGTAAAGAACTTTTTTGAGATTTTGTAATAAGTTTAGCATAAATTTCATGGTCACTCCGATTTTTTAATTGTTCTGAAGTCATAGCTTCGTGTATTCCTAGAAGGTCTGGGAATTTTTTAATTGTATCGGAATATTCTGGATATTTATTTAGTAGTTTTTCTGCTTTTTCTGGTTCTAATTGTTTTACATAGTAACGTGGAGTTAATTGGTCTGAATTAATAATTTGTTCTGCGTTTTTTAGAAAGTAGTTGAGACCGATTGCCGGACGCTTTGAAACGTCCATGCAATCTCGGTACGTCTGGATTTCTCCGGTCTCAGGGCAAGTCACATCCTTGTTATTGCCTTTAAGTGCATAACTAGCGATATAGTATGCTGTTTTTTCGTTTGCTTCTGCTATTGAGTGAAAACCTTTATCCCATAAGTTTGATAGGTCTTTTGATACAAAGAGTGGGTTTCCTTTATTGTATTTTAATAGTTTTTGATTTTTGAAGTTGTATCCAAATAGTATTGCGTGCATATGGGGAAGGTTTGTTTTAGTTCCATATTCGTACGATACCATATATCTGAGTTTGCCTTTTAATTTGTATTTTTTTCGTAGAGATTTAATAAATAATTGAAAATCTCTTTTAACGATACCGTCGGGTCGATGATTATCATCATAAGTAAGAGTAATAAAGCAATTTTCTTTATGACTAGCGATTTCATGTTTAGCACGTTGTGCCCATTCTATCGATCGTTTTGAAATGCATTCGTCGCATTTCCCACATGGGAGTTTTAATTCCCCTTCGGGGTCTAATTTGGGACGCCCAGCCTCGCGGACAGGCATCCCAGTTTTTTCGTTCACTGAATAGGTGAATGAAGCTTTCAGCGGGTTCAGGCACATGATTAAAGCCTGATTCCGCCTCGAGACGGTTGTTTTTGGACATTTCTAACATTGGTTCTCATGCCTTGTTTAAATTTTTTGTTCGACTTTCTTACATTTAATCTTTTTCTTTTCATTGTAACTCCTAAGTGGTTGTTTTGACACCTTTTTATTTTAAGGGTGTCAGTGGGCATATATTATCAAGTATATGTATGCCCATTTTGTACTTATTACTCGTATTTCTTACTTCGAACCTTTAGTACTTTCTGACGCGCTATCGCTTGTCGGGTCAACCGGTGCAACCGGTTCGACCTTTTCCTGTTTAAGGATACCGTAACCTATTAGTTTTTCGTGATTGTCTGGATTTTTTAGGTAATGTTCTAGGTTTTGTGGATTATTATTCATCTCTTTTCTAATTTCTGATGGTAATCCTTGGAAGAGTTCTCTAGCATGTGCTATTTGAGCTTGTGCTTCCATATAAGAAGGAATTTGAGTGGTATCCATGTATTGGGCTACCTTTTCTGGAAATTGCGGGAGAAGTCCTGTTTTGGCGTAATTTGCCATTATGGTATTTATGTTTACCATATTTTTGTCTGATTGATCTGTTTTAGATGGTCCTACTGGAACTGATTGTAAACGGAATGTTCCGTTTTTTCTTGCTTTTTTGATTAATTTCATTTGTTTCTCCTTGCATCTCTGTATGCTTTTGATTTTTTGTAGAGTGCTTTTTGTTTTTTGATTGCTGAGTTAGTGTAATTTTCTTGGAATTTTTTATAAATTGCTGGTCTGTTTGGTGCTTGTTTAGCTGATGATGTTATAGCTTCAAGTCCTTTTTTCAGCATTGTACCAGCTTCGCCTACTGCTTCGTTTTTACCCATTGCTGCGTTAATTGCTTTTGTTTCTGCTTTAGCTTTTTTAGTTTGTTGATCTATGTTTTTTTCTGTTTTTTGTTTGACTTTGTTTTCTTGTTTTAGATTTGTTAAGTCTTGCTTGAGTCTTTTTGCCGCTAATGCTGATGAAACTACGTTTTCTAATGGGTTTACTGCTCCTGTTGAAGATGTACTTGCTGAATCTCCTGAAGCTTGACCGCCTGATGGTGAAGATGCTCCGCCTTGCATATAGGCGAGCATTGGGTTAAGACCTGATTTTTTTAAATCGGTCATTGATCGTTGATAGGCTGAATTTGACATTTTTTCCTGCCATTGCCTATTGATATTAGCTTCTTCAGACTGAAAGGCGCGGTTTTTAGCCGCTTCCTTCCTGTTGAATTTTCTCATTTTATTATCTTTTGAAAAACCTTGGTCTGATTGTATGATCCCGCCAATACTGGCGAGACCTCCTCCAATTGCATCCCACATGTTATAGCTCCATTAGACTTGGCACACTGTAAAGTGGCATTGGTCTTGTTGTTTTAT